TTACTTCTTTACTAAAAATTGAACCTGATAGGAAAAACCTTCGGGAAAGTCTTTTATGGCTTCCCCTTTGGATAAGTCATATATAAGTGCTGCCCCTCTAACCAGTTGAAAAGTATGAATCGAGATTTTATTGTCATTCCTTACAACAATTTGAGGTTTGCCGTCTGCCTCATAATAGTCATAATATACCCACGGTGAAGTACTACCGGAAATAGCTTTCAAAGCCCTGAAATTAATTATAACGATATCAAAGCCCTGATTGCTTTTGAATACCTTAAAAGAAACTGACAAACTATCTTCTGGAATATTACTTGCTGCCTTGGCTCGAATCTCTTTTTCCTCATAAATCATTAAGTAGTTATCCATACTTTTTATCGCGGAAGCAGACACGTAAATATCCGATGAAGTAACCGTATCCGTGAGCTCCACTTTCCGGTATTGATACACATTGTTTTCGGATGTGTTTTCATATATCTCTTTTTGCCCCTCTGTACTGACTACTTTCCAGTAAAGGTTAGCATTTAATCCACCTTCAAAACTGCCTTCCTCTACTCTGTAAACTTCTCCGTTAATGGCTATATAACCTTCTTCCCAACTATAAGTCGTCGGACGTCCGGCAATAGTGATAGGAGGCGGCACATTACACCCGGAAAGAATGACATTGCCGTATGTACTGACTATTCCTTTTACTGTGTCCGCAAATGCGTTTTGCATAAAGTCCAAATCATCCAAATAAAACGGCTGCCCGCCTTCTTTAAATAACAGTTTATTCATATTCGTATATTTTAAGGACGTAGGTTCGTCCGGCTGGTTTATAATATTCAATCAAATTCTTAATCTCATTCTCATACGCAGAGAGGAATGACGGTATATTCACCATGTAATTCCCTGAATAGTTTCCTTCACCGCGCTGCTGGATATATTTTATTTCCGTCCCTTCGCTCCGTTTATGCAGATAGGACGGTATTTGCTCTTCCCTGCGGTGATACAGATACGACTCCTTTCCCGCAATATCGGTGATGTATATTTCCCTGTTTTTTAAGAAAAACCTGTCGTTCAGAACTTTCTCGATATATATCACCTGACCGTTTATATTCAGTTTGTCGATAGCCTGCTTACGGTAACTTTTAAACAGGGTGTAAATGAAGATTAAAGGGAGAAGGAAGATGGATATGATTGCAAATATCTTCCTTTTCCTTAATGACGGACGAAGCACATACTGCGCGTATTTGATAATGTCAAAATCATACCACATAAGTCAGAGAAGTTTCAAGGCTGTTCAGGATGAAGCACCCGGCTACAGCCGTATAGTTGTTATTTTTAATTACATTGTACTCCGTAGCTGATGACGCTTTCGCGGCACATTCTCCAAGTTCGACGTCCAGTACGCCTTCAACCCTCTGTATCGCGTCAACAAGTTTTGTCTTATTGAATTTACCTCCATACTCAATGCCTTTCAGATAATTGTTTATGGCGGCAAGTACTGGCTTGCTGCCATCCGTCAGGCGGACACCGGAAGCATTGATAACCATCGGGTCGACTTCTATGGTGGCGTTGATACGGATGTCATCCGCTTTCATTGATTGAATAGAGAGAATCACCCCGGCAATCTTGATTGAATTCATATAGCTTTTAAATGCCGTCAGAACGTCCCCGGTCAAAGGACATGGAAGCCCGCCTTCGTCTCCGGACACGAGTATCTGAATACTTCCCCCGCGATCTTTGACCGCCACATACTTGACAAGCTGTTTGGCTTCGTCGATAGCGGAATACCGGAACTGGTATTTTTCCGGATCATAGACCAGCGGATCGCCATACTGAAAAGCCAGCGCACTGCTATGATACCAGCGCACCGTCGGTATGATATTAGCGTCAATCCGTTCCTCCACGTCCGTCTTGAACTGGTCAAACATTTGCTCTATGATGTGCGCTGTTGCCGCAAAAATGTAGAACAGGGTGCTTTCTATTGACACGGGAGAAAACACCGAATCAAAGTCGGCATCACCTGTGATACCATATATGTCCCGGATAATGCTGTTAGACATATAGGCATCCGTCATTTCTTTCTTTATTTCTGCGATTGTTCTAGCCATTACTTAAATTGTTCGGTAAATTGTTCAGTGAAAATTCTCAATCGTATTGCATTCGACGCGGTTTCAGAAGTAGCCGGGCAAACGGAGTTCTTCCGGCAGTAATCAGCCAGTTCACTGTTATACACCTTCTCCGGTATTTCGATTTGCTGTCCGGCTTGAAGGGAGTCCGTTATGCTCATATCGTTTGCCTTTGCAAGCATAAATACCGCTTCAATTGTACCATATTCCTGCACGGCTATATCCAGCAGGGTTTGTCCGGCTTGTACTACTGTTTTCATCTTACATTTTTATAAATAAAAAATACAAATGCAATAAAAAAGGCTGCTATTACGGCTTTTGCCCACGGAGGAATGTACGTGACCTTTTCAACGATCTTTGTATCATTCTTCTCCTGTTTCTCTAGTTGTTCCTTCAATGTCAGCAGGGTTTTCTGAATTTCTTGTATTTGCACCTGTAACTGTTCGTTATATGTTTCTTTCTCCTGCTTGGTTGACGTTCCTGTCGCTGTTTCCGTTGAGGTCGGGTATTGTTTCCCTGTGCTATCCGGTGGCGAATAGTTCGTCTTCTGCCAGTTGAATTCCATTTGCTGCATCATCTCGATAATTCGCTCAACGTTCTTGTTTACGTCGACCTGCGCTTTGTCTGTAGAAACTTCTTCCTGTTCCGTCTGCTTTTGTTCCGTGTTATCCTGATGAATGGTCGTGTCAATCTTTGACGAACGACAGGAACAGACAGACAGCATCACGATTGCGAGTAAAAAAACGAGTATATTTTTCATTACGGTCGAACGATTACAGGTGGTAAAAATGAGGTAAATTCACTCTTTACGTCGAAGCAGGGACATTCTTTCATCCACTCGCATTTTTCGACGATGCCGTTCCCGTTCTTGTCCGGACTGGTATCGCGATGTCCGAGGATATCAATAATGTCATGGCGGTTGCAGATGTCCTGAACGAGCTCGCGAATCGCTTTCTTTTGTGCATCCGTCCGGGTATCCTTTGCCTTGCCGTTCTTGTCCAGTCCCCCCTCATAGCAGATACCGATTGAACATCGGTTATAACTGGTATTCGTACCGGGAACGATAAAGTTGTCATGTGCTCCGACTTCGTTTTCCGCCCGCATGGGGATCACATGTCCGTCCTTTCGGATATAATAGTGGTATCCCCATTTACCGAAGCCGCGGGCTACGTGCGAATCATTAATTTGCTTCTCTGTGAAATCTTTGTCCCCGCGTGTTGCGGAACAATGGATGATAATGTATGTAGGCTTATTCATCTTTCTTTTCCTCCTTATTTTCTGTTTCGTCTTCTCTTTCAATGTATTTCTTATACTTGCATTTATACCTGTAATCAACCCCGAAGAGTGCGCCCGCGAATGTCGAGACTTCGCCATAGGCGACTAAAACAGAGTTGTCAATCTGTCCCGTAGGTACTACCCAAAATCCGCAAAACAGCAGGATCATTCCGGATACGGACAGGAAAACTGCGATCCATAACTGTACGTGTAGCCTTTTCATGATACATACGGGTTATAGAATCAGGCGGAAGACTATCCATACCAGTAATATGACTACATCCGCCAGCAATGCCCCGCGTACTGTCGCCCGGATGTCTGCTGCGTCCGGAACATCGTCTTTCGATTCTTTCCATTTTCCAGCCAGCCATGCGGAGACAGTTCCCAAGCCCATGCCGCCCAATACGCTAAGGAAGCCCACTCCAAACAGGAAAACAGATGCTATCACGCACACGGCTAGAATAAGCATTCCAATCAGTCCGTGAATGATTTTATCCACTCCGAACTTTTTAATCAAATCGTTACTTGCTTTCATTTTCGTTAATTTTAATCGTTAGTAATTTCAATATTTATTTTGTCCACCAATTCCGAATAGTCAATGCCTGCTCGTTTCAGGTGGATTTTCATTTGTTTCTCAATGGCTGTTTTATCAGCCTTTGACCGTATATACCGGATCAGGTTCGCGCCCAGCACCGGGTCTTCTTTCAACTCTCCCTGATTCAGTTCCAGCACGGTTGCCGCATTCTGAATCAGCGTGTCACCGACCACGAATCCGGTTAGCCCGTCTTTTCCCGTATGGGGAACAATCCGGATGTCACCGTCCTTGTCAAGTAATAGTCCTTTCATTGCTTCACCCTTTCGTTTTCAATGTCCCTGACCTGCGTCTCTTTTAGTGATTCTGAAGTATAGGAAGACAATGCCGTTTTCAAAGCCGATCCCCCGTCGTTCGGTACGGGCGTCCAGCCGGACAATTTCTGTTTCAGTGAATTGATGTCCTTTTCAATCAGGTTCAGCCGTTCCGTCAGCTCCCCGACTTTTACCAGTCCGCCCAACGTCCCGCCATTCAGCACTATTTCGTCCACTTCATTTGCGGAAATCAGGAAGGCGTCAGTCTCCTGTCCCTCGACGATTCCGACCAGACAAGTCGTTCCCGGTTTCGGATAGATGCATAATGCCCCCATTCCCAACTGGACGTCATAATATTCAAGCCGGTCAATGACTCCGGTCACGTCCATTGTCCCGTTGTCCTTATCAACCGTGTCAACCGTTACCCAGCGCAGTTGTGCCTGCCTAGCCCCTTCGCGCCATTTTTCAAGCGCATCACGTAACTGTTCGTCCGTTGTCATTCCGCGCGTCCTCCCAACTCTAATTTTTGCCTGTATGTAGCATCGTCACTGAAATCCTTTGTCACTTTCTCAACGTAATAGTATCCGTTCATTTCCGGTGTTATTTCACTTTTCAGGTCAACCGTCATACCATGACGGACGACAGGTATTCCGAACAGTTCGACCCCCCCGCGGTACTTCTGTTTTTTAAGGCTTTCATAAAAGTCCTCTGCAAACTTCTTCAAGTCCTCAACCTTGATGGTTTTTCCTTTTTCATTGTAAGTAAGGTTATAAACCTCGCTTCCTTCCGTTCCGGCTTTTGCTTCCAGTTTCTTGCCGCCAGCACCGATGCTGACTACCTTGACCTGAAATTCACCGTTGGTTTCGTTCAAGTCCTGGCTGACAGCGTTTCTTTCCAGTACGATCTTTACCTTTTCGGTATCGACCTTTTCGGAATACACATTTCCGCAATACAGGACTTTGCCGATGAAATAGCAGTGAAGGTTTGTTTTCTTCCGGATGTCGTTCAGAATTTCCGCGACTGTCTTGGACGAATACCGCACCGCACCCAGTTCTGCGTCATAGTTGGTTTTTATCTCATAGCCTTTGGCGACGTCTGCAAGCAGTTTCTTCAGTGTGACATTCTTTGCGGAATAGGACACTGTTTTTCTTTTCAGGTTATACATTTCGTCTTCGCACCGGATCGTCACGGGAACACCCCAGCCGATCAGCGATATATAACCTTCAAATTCCGTGTACAGGTCGGAATCATATCCGAGCTCAATCTTCACTTGATCCCCGGCAGACAGCAGTTCCTTCAGGTCTTTTCCCGCAAAGTATCTGATACGTCTCGGAAGGACTATTTCCGCGGAGTCCGTCAGCATCTTCCATGAACTTTCAATGTGAACCGATGAAACCGTATAGATGACCAGTTCCCCGCGTTTCATGTTTGCCGGGAATGTGATCCGGCTGCACATCATATAACTCATAGCGTCAGTTCATAAGGGTTGTCACTCGTTGCCTCTATCGTAAACGGGACTACGCTGCTGTTTCCCTGAATCGGGTTGAACGAAATGTTATCAATAATGATGGAATAAATTTCCTTGTTATTAAAGATGCTTCCCGTTACTCCGATTGCTTCCGTCACTTTGCGGAACTTGCAGAGCGCGTTCACCTGTTCGGCTACCGTCTTGTAACCTTCCCGGCTTTTGTCCGCTATGCAGAATCCCCGGATATTGATTTTCCAGTCATCAAGCCCGTAGACTTCCTTTATAGTCCCGTGAATGCCCAGAACTTTCGTCTTGGAACAGTTCATCGGACGCGAAAAGTCCACGATCGTTGCATACGGCATCGGAAAGCTAGCCATATTCATCGTGCCGCGTGACCCGTCCGGATTATAGGTGCTGTATTGCTTGTTACCGTCAAGGGTAAACGTCCCGATGACCGGAGTCCCCATCCAGCTGTACGCTTCGGCTTCGGCATCCGGGATGGTTGTCACCCCAGTGTATTTCCCCGGATCATAATCCTGCAGGGTTCTTCCCCACGGAAGATAAATCGGGGATGAGATTCCGAAAACTTCCGTGAACAATGCACCAATATTTAACGCTGTATTTCCTGTCATAACTTTATCCTATTGCTGGTACTGTATCGGTTATCACCGCTAAAATTTCCCGTTTGACCTTATCCGCAACATCGCGCATGTCCGCACCTGCCGCAACCCTGAAATGATTATTGAATGTCACATTCATAGTGATATTCCTTACGCTGCTTCCGCCTTTTCCGCCAAGTCCCACATCTTTCCCGGAAGTTCCTCCGGTTGCGGTTACAGCGGTCGGTTTGTTGACTGCCGCTGGTGCGGTGTCCAGTTGGAACTTGTCAAGTCCGGGGACTTTGTCTTTGTTCCGCCAGCTTTCACGTCCTTTTTCCTTGCCTTCTTCCCATGCCCGACCGACTGCCACAGCGTTGTCAAACACTTCTTTCTTTACCCGTTCAAATACGTCGTTGATGCTCCAGTCATCCCTGAACCAGTTAACCGGATTCAGGATTTCAATGATTCCCATTTGGATGGTATGAATCGTCTTGAAAAAGGAAAGAAAGCCAGTTTTAAGGACTTCCCACAATCCGAATAGGAACACACGGACTCCTTCAAACTTATTATAAAGGAAAGCCACGAAAGCGATGACAGCCGTTATGATTGCAATAATCCAGCCGATGACAGGGATGCCCATGATAGCGACGGAAATTAGCCGACTATTAATGATTGTAGACAATGCCATCTTAGCCATCGACGCAATCCAAACCCCGACAATCTTTGTTATTCCAAGTGACATGATCTGCGAAACAGACCATACGACAGTTCCAAGCGTGACAAGCGCGCCTACAAAGATTCCTACAACTTCAATGGCAGGGGCGACAGGTTCCACAAATTCAAAGAAACTGATTTTCAGGTCGTCGATAAACGCTTGCATACGTTTCTGCTTTTCGGCATAAGTATCCATTTGTTTATTTGCAATGTCGACCGCAGAAGTAGAACCCTGTATCGCTTCCGTCCATGTGTCAATTTGGTCTACACCATCAATCAAAGCCATCGCTGAAGCAAGGTTTTCACCTCCGAACAACGCGGACATGATTGTAGCGTTATGCATGACCGGAGTCAGGGCACGCAATCGGTCAGTCAGTGAAAGGGACTGGTCTTGCATCGTTTTTATATTGACCCCTGCAGCTTTCAGTTGTTTGATCGCGTCCGTAGTCGGAGCCTGTAATTTGACTATCGTGTTACGCAAAGCGATACCGCCTTCAGAACCCTTTTTCCCAGATTTGTCAAGCAACTGGATCAGGGAGTTTGTTTCGGCAAATTCAACCCCGAATGTTTTTGCAACACTACCCGTCTGTTTCAATGCTTCCGCAACCTCCCTGATTTCGGCAGAACCTTCGACAGTTCCTGCCGCCATGATGTTCATATAATCCGTCATGGTTTGTGCGGCTTTCATCGGATCATCAAGGGAAACCTTGTATTGGTTCATTGCGGTGGACATGGCGGCTGATGCTCCGGGAACATCATTTGACATCGTCTTGCTAAGTGTCATTACATTGTTCGACATGATTTCAAGCGCGTCCGGTGCTTTTTTCAGTTCCGGAGTAATCTTTGAAAGCAAGTCCTTATAAACGACCATAGCGTCTGCCGCATCGGTACCGAACGCTTTTGCCGTATTACGGGCTTTGGTGGCGAGAACGTCCAGTTCCTTCCCCTCCATGTTGGTGATACCGGACATTTCGGCAACAGCGGTTTCAAACCGGATACCCGGTTCGATGGCATCATTAAAGGAATCACGGATATTGTCGACACCTTCCTTCAGCTGGTTGAGAAAGAACATTCCTTTTCCCAGTCCTTCCAGTTTTCCGGCAGCTTTTCCCGATGTCTCCCCAAGACGTTCAACCACTTCTTCCGTGTCATCGATCACCCGTGTAGCCTCTTCGGCTGCATCGGTTGCTGCATGTAGCGGAGACGTGATCCTGTCAACCAGTTCCAATATCCATTGAGTCACTTGCATTGTCTTTTGAGAATAATCGGTTTACAACTTTAGCGAATGCGTTGTGCATTACTATTTCAATCTCTTCCAGCTCCGTTTTCCGCAACATGCGGTATTCGGCATAGAGCCGGAGCCATTCATCTTCGTCCAGTTTGTCCGGGATGTCAAAGCCATATACTTTTTTCAGGATGGCATCTATTCCCTCGACAAGACCGAACGCTGATGAATATTCCTCTATGCTTTGCTGATAAAAGCCGCCTGTCCGGCGATCAGTTGTCCGATGGCGGTCAGGACTGAAGTATAGACAGCGGAATCTTCCAACGCCTCCATATTGCCTGCCGCCACGCAGTTCCGGATCAGGATGTCATTTGCTTCTTCAAGATCATCCTTTTTCTTTGCCATAGCCAGCAGGATATTTTTATTCGGACGGACAATCAGGTAGTCGTAGCGTTCATCCTCGTCCACTTGTACGGTGACATGCTTCAGGCGTTTCCCGTATTTCAGTTTCATTCCTGCATGTTCTTCTTCTGTAAAATCAACTATCAAAGCTTTTTCCTCCTTTGTCAGTTCCTCGTAAGGTTTCCCTGTCTTGATTTTCTTTTCTTCTACTTCCATTTTAAAAGTCTTTTAAACGGTTATTAAACTACATTGCCACATTCCAGTCGATATGGCTGGGAAGAAGGGTGAATTGTGTGGCAATACTTTTATCACCCTGTTTAACGTCAACACCATTGTCTGTAAATTCGACGTTCCGGATCACGTCTTTCATGACAAGTCCTTTATACTCATACATGACCGGAATATCAAACGGTTCAATATCCGTAAGACGCTTCCCCGCACCGAGAGCTAACTGCAAGGCATTCACCTCTTCTTTCAGAAGGGTGATTGACGCTTCAGCCTTGTAATTCCCCTCACCGCGACCGACAGGAAATTCACCGGCACCGTAGATGTTTTCTTTCTCTTTGCTGTCCTTGTAGGAAAGGGCTGTGATGCCCTCTATCTGACGACCGAGCATAACAACCTTGACGCTGTTCCATCCGGCTATTTTTCCGAACTTGTTGATTAATGTTCCTAACAATGCCATATTTTCAGATTTTATTTGTGAAACCCAAGTCAATCTCAAACTCATGGACAATACCGTCTGCAACAAGTTTTACCTTAATATTGAAAGGCTTGTCACTGATAGCCATTTGTTTTGGATTGATGTAAATGTCGAAGTCCGCGATATCCTCCGAATTGACCATGCTTTCCAACGCGGATTTGACAAGCGCGTCCCAACTGCTGATAGTGGTGTTACTGATATATCCGGTGGACGGATCAGCTTTTACCTTACTTCTTACACGTGGTAACAAGGTATTGCGGATAATACGTGCCGCCTTGTTCCAGACAGCGTTATATTCAATATATGCATAGTCGCTGCCCGCTTCCGTACAAGTACATGAATTGCTGAAAAAGAACCCGGCATACCCTTGAAAGCTGCCGACGAAGTTATATCCTTTGTCAGTCAGTTTTTTCTGGTCGGATACGCTCAACTGTGAGAAGGGTTTGCCATTGCTCAAAGCTGCATCCAGCCAAAGCCCGTTCAGTTTGTCAGTCAACGGATAGTCCTTTGTCCCTTTTGCCGTCCGTGGGTGGTTTTCAATATCAACGCTGCCCATATTTTCATGTACATAGCGGACAGACAGCATTCCGAGTGCGCTGCCCACGGCAGCGTGTGTCCGGTATGCTTCGTCCTTTGCCGCCCATGCCGGGTCTTGTGCAATCACGACAGAGACGTTTTCAGCATCTAGCTGCCGGAGGTCGACAGCGTCGGCAATGGCATTGATATACTTGCCGACACCTTCCAATATCACCGCATCAATATACAGGTGGTCTTCCCTGAATTTATTGACCATCTTCTGTGCCTCCTGTACGGCTACGGTGATTGTTTCGTCCGCAGTCAGTGAGCAGATACCGATGGTGTTTACTCCGTTGATGGTACGTACCGCATTGACGAAATCTTCCTTCGTCAGCAGGCTTGACACCTTTTCAGACTTCGGAACCAGCATAAGATACAGTGAACGTTCCGGAGACAGGCGGAAGACTTCGCTGGTATGGTAATGCACCAGTTCCTTGTTCTCAAGGTCGATAGTATCGTCCCATCCCAACGCTTCCAAATCGGTGATATCGTTCAGGGCTTCCGGCTTGTAATATTCAAGTTTTCCAATCTCCGAACCACCGACCACGAGCAGAATGACGCGGTCACTGGTATCGGTATCCCGTACCAGCCCGCCATTTGCTTTGTTGATGATTACTCCTGTAAAATTTCCCATAAAATAATTCGTTATACGGATTTACCTGATAAAATTGCACCAACACCAAAATCTTCGATACGGTCTACAATACCGTAAGTTTGGGTACGGTATTCGGATGTAGGACTCTTGCTGCGTGTATCGGTCGTTTCCGGACGATACAGGGATTTTACGGATTCGATGTGGTAATACGTATTCGGAGCATAGAAGAAAGTGCTTGCCTGAAAATCCGTTTCGGCAGACGGTTTTGTGCCTTCCGCCACCTTCTTTGCTGTTTCCGCATTATAAAACGGGCAGTCGTTATTCTCAAAAAACTTGATACCCATGAAACCTTTCGGTTTCCCGGTTGCCGGATCAAGATAGAAAGTACGGTCATAGAAGTACTTGGACGCATCCTTATCCAGTAACAAATCACCCATGTGCAGTGGGGAAAGCACCATGTACAGGGCATCGGTTACGGGAAGGTTCCACGTTTTTGCGAGCGTCGCAAAATCGACCAGATCCTTATAAGACAGTCTCAAACGACCGTTAATATCTTTCTCGCCTGTTGTCCGGATAACAGGCATTTCTTCGTTTGAATCATCCTCCGGAGCCAGTTTATGCAGTACATGGTTGCGGATACCGACCTGAAAGGCTTCATTGTGCTTCACGCGGATAGCAGCACGCTTGTCAAAAGCGAGATAACGGATTTCGTCATCCGTACAGGAACTGGGTTCCGTATCGTAGATTTCCCACGGTACGATATAATTCTTTCCGGTCATTTGCTTCGGCTCGAAATCTTCCGTGTTATTTACGCGAAAACCGACATTGTTAATCAGTTTGTTTCTGCGTACACCATCCGCAGCCAAAGCTCCGGCAGGAACAGAGCCTAAAACTTGCATGAAGTCCGCCCTGTAATTGCGACGTTCGATCAACAGTTGGGGATCGACGTACTTGTTCAAATAAAGACCGTCTACTGGTTGTGCCATATTCTTTTTTTTAAATGGTTAGTATTTTATTTTCCGTTACGTTTTATGTAGTCATTCAAAAGACGTTCGTATTCAGCCGGATTTTTCTCCATGATATTTTTCAAAGCCTCCGGATCGTTTTGAAGGTCTTCGAACTTTTTGTTTGTGGTATCCGTCAGACTGGGAGCATGAACTTCAGGCATTTCCACAGGCTTGATAGCGTCAAGCAGCTTCTTTGCCGTATCGAAGTTGCTGGTCAGGTTCGCTTTCCAATCGTCGCGTACGTCAGCAGTGATTCTTTTTTCCTTGATAGCTTTGTTCAGGACGTTCTCGATCTCCTGTTCCTTGCGTTCCTCCTCTTGCCTTTCGAGCATGTCGACGCGGTCTGCCTTACGTTTCCACACGTCTACCTGTGCAATGAATTGTGCTTCCGTGGTACTTGCGTCCATTCCGAAGCGGGTAGTCAACATTGTTAAATCCATGTCATTTTTTGATTTTTCGTTATTAATAAAGTCAGTAATCTCAATTTCACCTGTGTAGCCGCAGTTGGTGATCATTTGTGCCGTAGCCTTATCAACCTTTGCCTTGCCCGTTACTTCCGTCACAAAGCCGTTTTCCTTTGCTTCCTGTGCACTCATCCAATAGTCACCATTGTCCCATGCGTCTTTGATTTTTTTCTTGTCGGTACACTTTGAAAGGAAAGCGTTCAGGTAGTGTTCATTCAGTTTGCGCATGACTTCCAAAGTGGATTCAATATCAGCGACTTTCCCGCATGCTCCCCCGCTGACTTGATGGATCATGAAAAGTCCGTTAGCAGGCATAGAAAATGATGTGCAGTTAATAGCGATGTATGTTGCCGCACTGGCTACCAGTGCACCGCCTTCGCCTGTGATTTTGCCGGGAAACCTTTTGATCACGTTCACGATTTCGTTGGCTTCGAAGCATTCACCACCCGGACTGTTGATATAGATGTGCACGTCCTTGACCCCTGATTTGATCAGTTCCTCAACTTTGGAAGTGAATTCAGCTTCCGTTTCCCTCCATTTTGATATTGTGCCTTTGAGTTCAATCCGGGCACGTCCGTTTTCCGCTGTTGCAGTCAGATTCATTTTCGCGATATTTAAAATTCATGCTGCAAAATTGGAAAAGGAAAGGCGGGTACGGAAAAAGCGTTTTCATCTTGGAAAAAAAACAGTGTTAACAAGGACATATTTTTTCCAACTTGGAAAGAATACGTTCCAACATGAAAAGCCGTTTTCCACAGGTGATGATGAAATCTGACCTTTGCCCCAGTAAACGAAAGGAAGCGATATGCCAAGTAAAGAGTACTACCGTAAATTGAAGAAGGAAGCGCATGACCTTTATGTACGTGAAGGAATGACGTGCAAGGAGATTTCCACACGCATAAACGTGTCGGAAAGGTCTGTTTCAAGCTGGATTAATGAGAATGATGCGCTTTGGAAAAAAGAGCGTCAGGCATCTGTTATTTCGTCACAAAAACAGGGTGATAACCTGAAACAGATTATCAACATTCTTGCAGACCAAAAACTGGAGCTGCTGCGCATGATTGACGAAGCCATTGCGGAAGGTGACAGCGACAAGGTGCTCGAACTACGGAAACAGGCGGCTACGCTTGACAACAGTGTGGCGCAATGGGGGAACCAGCTCAAAGAGGTGGACAAAAAGAACCGGATTACGCTCGCTATTTACATTGATGTCATGAGCCGGATATTTGATGCGATGAAGGTGTACGATGCAGACCTTTATTTTAAAACACTGGACTTTCAGGAGAACCACCTTTATGAAGCCGTAAAAATGTTGGGATAATGAAAGTCGAAGATAGCAAAGCCCTCAAGGAGTATCAGGAGAAGTTAAAACGTGCGCGATGCACGGGCAACCTGATTGATCCGGACGAATCGCTGACAGTTCGGATGAACCGCATACAGCGTGCGAAGCGGGATGTCAAGTATCTTGTCGAAACCTATCTTCCCCATTATGCGACCGCAGACTGTGCGGACTTTCAGATCGCTCATGCCAATAGGGTGATGAACGATCCGATTTATAAAGGATATGCCGAATGGGGACGCGGACTTGCAAAATCGGTATGGAACGATGTGATCATTCCCCTATGGCTATGGATCAATGGCGAGACGCATTATATGTGTATCGTTTCCGACACATTTGACCGCGCTTGTGACCTGCTGGAAGATTTACGTGCGGAATTCGAGGCAAACGAACTTTTGAAACACGACTTTGGCGAGCAGTATAATCCGGGATATTGGGAAAAGGGAAACTTCGTAACGATGAACGGCTTTATTTGCAAGGCGTTCGGTGCGAAGCAGAAGGTTCGCGGGCTTCGTAAAGGCGCACACCGTCCTGACCTGTGGATAATTGACGACTTGGAGACACCGCAGACCATCAAAAACAACCGGATGCAGGATGATTATGCGGACTGGATCGAAGCGGACGTGCTGGCAACCATGACGGGAAAGCGCAGACGTCTGATAGGTGCTAACAACCGTTTTGCATCCCGGATGGTACAGACGATTCTCAAACAACGGCATCCCGACTGGGACTGGCATCTGGTGAAGGCTTATGATCCGGTAACGTATGAACCAGCGTGGAAATCGATGTATTCCCCCCAGTTCTATCGTCAACAGGAAAAGGACATGGGTATTCTCGCGGCACATGCGGAATATAACCACGTACCGCTTGTCAAGGGTAAAATATTCAAGCCCGAAATGGTGAAGTGGGGAAAGCTCCCTGACCTTCACACAATGAATGCGATCGTGGCACATTGGGACATTGCGTATGCCGGGACAGATACGAGTGACTTTAACGCATGTAAGATTTGGGGACGGCATAAAAATGATTTTTGGCTGATAGACGGATTCGTAAAGCAGTCAAAGATGAAACTCTGCGTACAATGGATGTGCATGAAGCAGGCTGAATTCAGGGCAAAGGGCATTATCTGCTTTTGGCAGTACGAGTCCCAATTCTGGAACGACGAAGTCAAGCGTATCATAGGGGAAGCCGAGACGGAGACAGGTGTAGAGTTGAACCTTGTTCCGGTACAGACGCCTAAAACAACGAACAAGATACTTCGTATGATAAGCATGCATCCATATTATCAGAATTCCCGGATGCATGTCAACGAGGAACTGAAAGCAAGCCCGGACATTACTGTCGGCTTGAAACAGTTGTATGCTGTTGAACCGGGCATGACAGAACATGATGACAGCCCGGACGCTGACGAACAGGCTGTGAGGAAACTTGAAATATATACTGATCCTCCACAGTCAGAGGACGAGCCCGCGACACGCCCGTGGAAGGCGGGAAGATATAAACGTAAATACACTTGGTAACTATGAAGTATATCAACATGGATGACCTGACGACCGTCATACAAAATCGGTTGCTGGTTGAAAGTATCGAAAAAGACGAGGAAGTTTTGAACGGGATTGAAGATCTTGTCATCAGTGAAGTGTCCGCCTATATAAGCGGTCGTTATGACGTGAAAAAGATATTCGGTATTCCCCCAATACGAACGGGGTTATTAATCCGGATAATATCCTGCATTACCGCTTTTCGTGCGGTAAGTCGGAACGCAGCCCGGAAAACGGGAAATAACCCGTTATCAGACATGAACGACTGGGCTGACCTTATACTTGCCAAGTTACGTGACGGAATCATGTCACTGCCACCTGAAATTCCTTTGGTAACAGATGAAGAAGGCAATGTTGAATCTCCCATTCTGTTTGGTCATACACGGAACAACGGATGGTTTCTTTAAATAGTTTTTAAACCGCTTTTAAAAGGTATGTTATGTACAAGAAGTTAAGAGAAATATTCAACTGGTTTCAGCAGAAAGCAATTCGTCGGATGAGTCTGAAGAATGTACTTAATGAGTATTATTTTCGGATGGATAGCAGTGGGACACAATCTTCGTCAAGTGCTGCTTATAAAAGGCAGGCTGTCGTCTACCGGGAAAAGACCATTGATGATTGGATTATGGCGGTAACTTCGGCAACCGATCCGGATGATCCCAGGCGTGGCTTGCTGTACAGGTTCTACCAGTCATTGTACAATGACGAACATTTACAAACGACGATTGACAATCGTGTATTACCTGTACAACAGGCGGAATTCAACTTGGTGGACGACAACGACAATGAGGACAAGGAGGCGAAGAAACTGCTGGATCGTCCGTGGTTTCACCAGCTTATCAGAATTTGTTTTCTACATCAGTTACAGGGAGTATCGCTTGCCGACATTTCCCATCTTGATGAAAACTTGGAAATCAGCCATGTAGAAGAAGTTCCCATGTCCAACTATATCCCGCAACAGATGATAATCGTCAAGGAAGAGTCAGACAAAACCGGATGGTCATATAAGGACGGTGCACTTGAACCCTATTATGTACAGTTCGGAAACGCATGGGCTTTGGGAATGCTCAATGAGCTGGCTGTTATCATTCTTGCAAAGAAATTAGGGTTGGGTTCGTGGATGAATTATATTGAAAAATACGGTATCCCGCCCGTTTTCGTCACTTCCGACCGACAGGACAAAAAGAGGTTGGACGAACTGTTCGAGATGATGCAGGACTTCAGAAATAACTTTTTTGCGGTATTATCAGGAAATGAAAAGGTCGAGTATGGGAAAGAAGCCGGAGGAAATACAACCAATGCCTTTCTGCCGCTCGAGGAACGATGTGACAACCAAATCAGCAAGCGTCTGCTTGGTCAGACGGGTACAACTGAAAACGGAGCGTGGGAAGGTACGGCAGAAGTCCATGAACGTGTTGAAAAATCACGGCACGAATATGACAAGATGATTTTCCAGTTCTATTTTAACTATATTATTATCCCAAAACTGGTAAAGATAAGCCCGGTATATAAACCACTTGAAAGGCTGAAATTGAAGTGGGACGATACGGAAAGCCTGTCTATCACGGAATACATCGAAGCGATCAACAAGCTGGCTTATACCTTTGAATTTGACCACGAAGAAGTCGCAAAGAAAACGGGACTTCCGATCATTGGTCAAAAGAAAAATCCCGGTGGTGAACAGCAGGGAGGAACATTGCCGAATCAGCCAAAAACAGACCCTCAAAAAAAAAAGACCGAACCGGACGATGAAGCGGTAACGTCACCCTCCATGGAAGCCGGAGAGTATGATTTCAGCGGCATCATCGGCAGGGTGATGAAACAAGTTTATGAACGAAAGGTCAAAACGGGAGATATTGATGAGGAATTATTCAGAAAGACATACGGGGAACTGAATAAGAAGGCGGCTGAAGGATGGGGAAAAGACGACTATAATGATCCGGAACTGGCGGAAGATACCCAGCGGATACGTGACAACTTGTTCAAGTTCTCCGGAGCGAAGACGTATCAGGAAATTAAGGAGATGAACGATGCCCTTTATGATGATAAGGGGAAAAAACTTTCTTATGAGGACTTCCGGGAAAAGGTTATGGCAATTCATAAAGACTATAATGAAAATTACCTTCGCACGGAATTTGAAACGGTAGAAACAAGCTGCAGACGCGCCAGTGAATGGCAGGAATTCAAGGAGAATGCGGATATAATGCCTAACCTGAAGTATGTGACTGCAGGGGATGAACGGGTAAGAGAATCACATAGGATACTGGATGGTGTCGTAAAACCTATTAACGACCCGTTTTGGCTGCAGAACTACCCGCCAAACGGATATCGGTGCAGGTGTTATGCCGAACAAACGGACGAACCGGAAACGCCTGCTACGCCTATTGTGACGATACCGGATGCCTTTGCGAACAACGTAGGGCAATCCGGTGAGATATTCACGGTCGCACATCCTTATTTCTCAATGCCTGATGGGCATTTGGCAAAAATCAGGAAGGAGACGGAACGGAGCAAGTTATACGCTCCTTACCATCGTGATCCGGAATCGAAAGTGATGATCAGCGATTTTGCTGATCCGAAAGACTTGGCAAAGAATGTGGAAAGCGCACGGGTAATTTCAAAGGAACTGAAGATGAAAGTGAAAATCCGCCCGCACATCAACGAGGACGGGGTGAAGAACCCGGAATACCTGATTGACGAAAAGCTGGCAGACCTGAAAAACATTCAGGGACTGGGCGGTATAAAACACGGACTTGACAGTTCGAAAAAACAGCAGTGCGAATATACTGTATTCAATTTGAGCGCTTTTGACACTGTCGAACCGGAAATGCTGAAAAACAAACTGAACGGCATATACAAACTGTATGGCGAAAAGTATTCCGGGCAGCAGATGGTGTTCATTTATAAGAGGAAAGCTGTGAAAGTGTCATGGCAGGATGTGGCGGACGGAAAGACAATTGACCTTCTTAAAGAACTTCAGGAGCAGTAGCCGAAACTACCACTCCTGAAGGGAGCTCTTGACCTGTTACAGCCGCGAACATTGCAAATATACAATTTTATTTTGAAATGCAAATGGAAAGGACTGAATTACCCGATTTTTTCAAAGAATTATCCACGCTGGTAGAAGATGCGCACCGTTACGCGAAAGTTGCGGGTGTGAACTTCTTCAAGCAGAATTTTCGCAGACAGGGATTTCTTGATACATCACTGATACCGTGGGCTAAAAGGTCACTCACAATCGGTTCGGATCGTGGCGTATTGATACAAAGCGGGAAACTTCGCGACAGTATTCATGCAGTCAGTCGAGGGATAGACCGCATTACTTTTCAGACTGACCCGCTGGCATACGCCAAGATTCACAATGAGGGCGGGTATATTGTCGTAACGGAGCGGATGAAGCGTTATTTTTGGTATTTGTACATGAAGTCAACCGGAACTATGCAAAAGAAAAAGAATGGCGAATTACGGAAAAATAAAGCCAATGCACGGTTGTCTACAATGGCTTCCTTTTACAAAGGCATGGCACTTAAAAAGGTGGGCAGCAGGATAAGGATTCCGAAACGTCAGTACATGGGTGAATCTGCCGCATTCATGAAACAGCTGGACGCATGGATAGCATCGGAGATTGACAAACGATTCTCAAATATTTAATCAATATAATTATGATTTGGACAGACTGTTACAAAGAACTGGTTGAAATTATCCGAAACAAAGACGGGTTCCTGGCATCTATTCCGGATGAGTATTCCGAGCTAAGAGAAAGGATGGAAAACACACCGGAGATTGAACATATAGACATGTGGCATGAACAGGTCAGTTTTCTCGATGAAGAACATCCCTTTTCGTCCCCGGCTGTATTCATTGAATTTAATACGCTGGGGATTGAGGACGAAGGTTTACTCGTTCAGCGGCTTCACACACAGATTGATTTCCGGCTGTTTTACGAAACCTTTTCCGATACCTGTGAAGGTGCGGAAATGCAAGAAGAGGCGTTGTCCTTCCTTGACCTGTTGACTTTACTGGGGATGATGTTACACGGGAAATCGGGGAAGAACTTCGGCACGCTTCGACGCACCCATGTCGGGCGGGAAGAGTCGGGAGGTGCGGGAAACATGTACCGGATCAGCTTTGAATGTGAAATCATGGATTACACCACAATGGAACTTGCAAGCCATGCCGACATGAAAGACCGTGAAATGAAAATTAGCAATGGGGACTTACCGGAGAAAACGGAAGACGAAGAACCGCTGTATCATCTATGATGCAACGGTTAAAAACCAAGACTAAGTTGATTTGTATCGTTCTTTTTTGAATCGGGCTTTTTGCCCTCTTTTAATTGTTCGTAATATGATAAATTCTCCGATATATAAAAAATCCGTTTGTAGATGTAGTTCTGATCAAGAAAGAACAGGTCATGACTCATACGCAAAAGAACATCCTCCAAACGAATGCGCTTTTTATCATAGAGATGATAGAACGTTTCTACCATCTTCCGGTCACGTATTTTGGTCATTTCAGGATTCCGCATAAGAAAGCATTATTATAAGCGCAAATATACGGATTTCCGGTGATTTGTCAAAATTGAATATAAGCCTGCGGGGGAAAGGCTATAAAAAGCCCCCAGCCTGTTAGTAGTAATACCACTCACGTACTAACAAAATGCGCTGTATCGCACAGCTGAGGGCTAATACCTTCTGCTGCGATACAGCGCATTTTCGTTTCGTACATGAGTGGTGCGACAAAGATAATCAAATTTGTATTATGAAAGTCATAGAGATATTAAACTTTAATAGGGAACTCCTGAAAAAATTACAGGATGCCGGAATACGGCTTGAAGATTGTCGCTATATCGATCTGTATGCGGATTATATGAAACTGTTAGGACATGGTGAGAAAGTGTCTTATATAGTCGCGGCATTATCTGACAAGTACCTTGTCAGTGAGAGAAAGGTATATAGTCTTATCAAGCGTTTCCAAAGTGACTGCAAAACGTTTGCAGTGTAAACAACTTCATGTATCGTGCCGGATTGACAGCCCCGGAGTACTTTTGTCCCGAACTCAAATTATTAGTTATGGGAAAATATACGTATAAACCGCAATATGGCGTTATCGTCATTTGCACAGATGAAAAAGAACAGCAGGCTATTTATGAACGCCTGAAAGCTGAAGGTTTAACTTTAAAGGTAGTAAGTGTATGAGAGTAGAAGTACGACACCATTGCAGCGATTTTGACAGCTATCGCGCTGCAAGGGTAAAAAGCCTTTTCAATGCGGAAAATGGCTGTGACTGGGAAAAGGTGGCTGAATTGCCCATCGAGGGCAAGGAATGGCAAATAGGTTTGATTGTCGGACCTTCAGGAAGTGGAAAAACCAGTATCGGAAGCAAAATCTTTAACGAGCCGATTTATGACCTTTATTCCGGTTGGGACAGCAATAAACCTATTATTGACTGCATCGCTCCGGACGGGGATTTTAATATGGTCACCGGAATGCTTTCGGCTGTAGGTTTGGGGGATGTTCCGGCATGGCTACGCCCTTTCAATGTGCTTTCGAACGGTGAGAAATTTCGCGCTGGTTTAGCCCGTTTGGCTTGCGAACGTCCGGAGCATGCCGTCGTTGATGAATTTACGTCCGTGATTGACCGTCAGATCGCGAAAGTGGGTGCGGCAGCATTCTCTAAAACTTGGAGACGTGGCAAAGGTAAGATTGTCCTTCTATCCTGTCATTATGATATTATTGAATGGTTGCAGCCGGATTGGGTGTACGATACTGCGGAGGCACGCTTTTACGAGCGTGACTGTCTTCGGCAACGTCCAAAACTCGAGCTTCAAATTTATAAGGTCAGGGGAACTGTATTCCCAAGACTGTTTAAACAGCATTATTATTTAGACTTGCCATTGCCCGTTGCTGCGGAATACTTCGTGGGATTCATTGGGAACGAGCCCGTATGCCATTTGGCAGTAGCCCCCCTTTTCACAGCTGGAGCGTATCGCTCGACGCGTTTGGTAGTCATGCCGGAATGGCAAGGCATCGGAGTTGGCACTAAATTTTTAGCTGCAGTATGCGAATATCACCTGAATGGGAATGGACGTTGCGGGAAAAAGCTACCTGTATTTTTCCATACTTCACATCCCCAGTTATGCGGAGCTTTACGACACTCAAAGAAATGGGTACAAACAGGAGCCAGCCTTTATGGTTCGAATAAGGCGAGAAGCGCAAGTTCGATGGCAAAGTCCATGCAGAGAAAGGGAAAGTCTGATAAATGTTCTACCGGATACGGAGGTCATTTCAGGGCAGTACAGGCATTTAAATATATTGGGGAATATGATCATCAAGATATTAGGAAATAAGGACTCACAGGCTTACAAAATAGCGGAAGCCTGTGTGCGCGAGAAAGGTCACCGTGTTTGGAACGAAAGCACCGGAGCGTATGATTTAGCCATTGCCCCGCTTCTGACGGAAAAGGTGTCGGTGGAAGTGCTGAAAGAACCGCTTTACGGGACATTGATATTTCACCCGTCACCACTGCCGTATGGACGTGGTGCGTCTTCAATCAAATGGGCTTACAAACGGCAAGAGCCAATCACTGCTGCGACATGGTTTTGGGCGGATAACGGACTTGATACGGGTGATATATGCGAACAGGAAATAGTTAAAATAGACTATTCAGCCCGCCCGCGTGATTTTTACGAGCGTGATATTCTACCCGCTATGGAAAGGACGCTGGTACGTTGCTTGGACAATATTCAAATGGGATATATACGAAAAATACCGCAGGTGGAAAGCTATTCAAGCTATGACAAGCGGTTATAAATATTCTTAGAAAAAAATGAAAGCCGTGCGGAACTTTTCTTCCGCACGGCTTCATTATTATATTGAGTTAATGAATTTACGTCCTTCGGCAGTTGGACGATAAACAACATCACCGAATGGTCCGGCTGATTTTGTCAATAGACCGTTTTTTACCATTTCTTCTAAATCATCGGAGGGTTTACTATAACCACCCCATCCTTTTTTGCAGATATTTCCTAAATGAATAAGCTGCATCTTACTTAACTTTATATCCATTTGATTCATATTTGATTTGTAAAGAATTAAACTTGTGGCATATGGACGCCATATAATTCACATAACCTATTGAATTGTTTTTTAAGGAAAGAAGATGTTTCAATAGCTCCTAATATTTCTTTTCTACTTGTATCTTTCCCCTCGATTAATACAATTGTTATGCTTCCACCTCTTTTGTCATCAGGACTTGCAGGAAAAGCAAGACACATATATTTCCCGTAATTGAAGAACTTGAATTGTCTCTTACCATCAAAAACCTTAAATGTGGTATCACAATCTAATCTGATTACTTCACGTTCTTCTTCATAACTAAATTCTCCGATAATAGCAGTAAAACTATGTCCAGGAATACCGCCTCCTTGAGTTCCAAAATATGCTACTCTTTTGCTCATATCTTTATTGTTTTAAATAAATACATAATCTCCGTTTTGGAATCCCCAAATAGTATGTAGTAAAATCCAATCATCTTGAAATTTACATCCATCCTTTTCGCATTCAACCACCAGCATATTTGCTTTATCAGCATAAATTAATGGGGTTACAATACCTGTAAATGCACCATTTCGTCCGGTGAATTTATTACCTTCCTTTAATCGCTTGATTATTTCCTCTTGATTCATATTTATATTTTATTGAATTAAACATGTTATTCACAAAGTCCATGATAGAGACTCATACAGTTGTATCCACTTTCCGGTTCAAACATGTCTGCCATTGCTTCATCTCGGTTCACATAATCAATCACTTCTTGTACTGTCGGACATCTATCACCATATTTTCTACAAAATCGTTCCGGTATGTATCCTTTGGGAAAGAACCCTGCATGTCCCTTTTGCCCCAAAGCATCAACCTCCTTTTCCAGTTGAATAAGTCTTTTTGTCATATCAACATCTTTCGATAAAACTTTGATTTCTCCCTTACGGCTCATTATGCACGGAAAACAACCAACACGGGATGCTCCACGTCTATACAAAGGATTAGGTTGTTGGTCATTATAAAGAATATAATCTATTACTTGTTGAGCCGTCCAATCAAATATAGGACGTAACACAGAAGCATCATGCCTTTTACACCATTCTAAGACTGCTGTTTTCCGATACAATTTCATTCCTTTATTGACACTAAAATATTCCTTGAAATAGGAACATTCAGGCTCCATTTTTGCACGCGATATACTTTCTTTACCTCTAATTCCTTGAATGAGAATAAAATTTTCATCTTGCGATATTATCCAATCAATCATAGGCTGTATCTTTAAGACTGATGTGCAAGCCCTGCGAGATGCTACGGGAAAGCATTTCATCTGTTTACATAAGTTTTGAAAACCACCAACTTTCTCATTACGAATTATAGTTAGCTTAACATCAAGCTGTTGGCATACGGCATTGATATGTTGATATGTAAGCGGATGCTCCCAACCTGTATCACAGAAAACGGCTTCTATTTTATCGGATCCGTACTGTTTTGCAGCTTGAATTAAACAGGCTTGTGAATCCTTTCCGCCAGAAAAACTTACTATTATTTTCATTGTATATTCAATTTTATTTGTAATTTTGCAACGTTGTTATGCGAAAGGGGTTCTCAAAAACCTTGTAACAACGGTAACGCAAGTTGCCATGACTCAGCTAATTCCTGAGTATTATTTCCTTGTAGCTTAGTGGATAGAGCAGCTCCCTGCTAAGGAGAAGGTCACGGGTTCGAATCCCGTCTTGATTATTCTTAATAAACTACATATAAAGCAGACATTTGAGTCTGCTTTTTCTTTTTTATTCATTACTTCTTTTTGTTGAGTTATTCGAAAAATTCTTCAATATTGTACCACTCTACATCGGGATTATTCAGTCCATAAAAAGTTATCAATCCTTTATGGTCAATAAAACCAATGTATTCGGTTTCAACGGGTTTGTCTACTCCGATTTCTTTAATTGTAATCTTATAATGTTTACGTATCATGCTTCATGTCATTTTTAATCTTCTACCGTTTTTGCATCGGTTAATAAACGTTTCATTGCCCGGTCTCTTTCCGCTTTTGAAGGATAATTGTCCCCATACCTTTTCCAGCTATCCGGATTTATATCGCTTTTAAAAGTGATATGCGGCTGGGGGTAATCATGGCGACGCAGGATTGTATATCCGGCTTTGCATAGTTTTCTTTGGTCTTTTGCATTCATCTTTTTTCTAATTAGAATTAAACTTGATTCTAGCATAACGATAGAATCGTATATAACCAAATAGGTAGGAAGGATGCTCCGTATTATCCGATATGGTGATTTGTACATTATAACCTTTTATCCGTAAAAAACGGGCGGCAATTTCCTCAATAGTGTATGTTTTTGCATATATATCCCAATCACTAACAGTCAATACCGTTTTCACATTCCCACTTTTCAGAATCCTTTTGAAATTTCTGGTAGTGCGTATTATCTCCTTCTTTTTGTTCATACTTTAGTTTTATCCTCTTTTAAAATAGTTTTATAGGCTTCTTCCATCCGTTCAATCTCTTTCATGCATGCCAGCCATCCGGGAAAGCCCCCGATGTTTTTGTCATCGATATAGCAATGGGCATATATCTTTTTCCCGCCTTCCCCATATTTGGCAACATTTTCAGGATCATGGTCATTTACACGGTCAAATGGTATTTTGCGTTCCAACAGCCAGTTGATGGCATTCAATAACTGATCACCAGTACGGCACGTCCAAATAATGATTTTATGTCCTTCATCATGTAATTTCCGGAGCGATTCGCCAGCGTATGGTTGCTCCCCGTCAATAGCCGGGAATTTCCCCCGGCTAATGGTTCCGTCAAAGTCAACTGCTATAATCATAATCTACAGAATGAAGGTTCAATACGACGCCATACTCCGTTCTCGTCACGCTTATGGAAATAGTAATTAGTTGCAGTTTTATACACGACATTGCTTTCTTTGAACAACTGCATGATAGCCGCATATTCTTCATCAAAACGTGACTCCAATTCATATAATTTGCTGATAGACTTATAGTCCAAATCTCCCTGACGGTTACGTTCGAGAAGCGTCATCGCCATTTGATACATCGGATCATCGACTCCTTTTTCCGAATGGGCTATATAATTCTTCAGGTAGTCAATCAGCCTTTCGGCAGCGAGATCGGCACGTTCATCAAAACTTTTCACTTTATTGCTTTTTACCTCCAGTTTGAAATTCCCATCTACTACTGAAAAGGTGGCGGTCTCTTCACCCTGACGCATACGGAGCTGACCGTATTCCCGCATTACGTTACGGAAAGCTTTGCTTTCACCTACAATCCAATCATAAAAGCCCTGAACGTCATTCACTACTGGCATGAGTTTACTTTCCACATCGAACATGAATTGATGCCTCAATGCTTCGTAGGTTTCTTTCCGCTGGATGGACTCTGTTTTTTCTTCCTCTTTCAGTTTACGCAACAGTTCCGCCTTTTCTTCTTTTGACAATTTACTAATATCCATACTATTAACTTTTAAATGATTAATTACAATTTGATTTTATATACTTCTTTCAGTTCCCGTTCCTTATTTTCCGCTTCAATATAAAGCGATGACCTTTGGTCTACCAACTTCGCAAATGTATTGCGATCCATATTTCCGGCATACAATTTCTCGTGTATGGCATCCAGTTCACCGGGAATCTTGTCAAGCCGATCCAGTAATTCATTAATCCGGTTAATCCGGTGTTGTTCCGCACTAATATCCGCCATCTTCTTTCTTTTTTAATATTGACTCCAGTTTCGGTATCAACAGGAGAAGTTCTTCCCCGTCCAGTTCGCGAAACTTCTTTCCAGCTATCCGGACATCAAGGAAAAACGCATTTACCGCTCCCCAGTCCGTTGTGTCGATTCCGATCCGCTGCACTCTCTTCAGGACAGCCGACCTGCGTCTCCTTATTTCCCGTTCGGTGATAGTCAAATCCCGGTTTTCTTTTTTCGCACCGTTCAAATAGCCGCAGAGATACATTGCTTCGCTGTATGTCAACTCTTTTGTGGTATTTGTCCGTCCGTCCGTTAGGTCTAGCAGGATAGCCCGCTTTTGTTCGTCATCAATGCCTTGTGCGCTGTATATGATATGCAGGCGTTTGATAAGGCTTTTACTGATAGGTTTCTTCGTCTTCTGTTCCATCATTATCACTTTTAATATTTTCAATCCAATGTTTTTGATACCCTTCCGCCCATACTATGTAATATCCGCGTGAACCTCCTTTGCCACGTCCGATAAATGTTGCCTTGAAATGTTCCACGTAGATTCTTTTAAAGCTGTCACGTTTCACGTCATAGGCGGTTTTTCCTTCCACCTCGCGCCCGTCCACATGCGAGATAAAGACAAATATCTTTCGCGGATACTTCTTGCGCAGGCGGATTATTTCGGTGGCTTTCGCTCCCCCTTGCTGCTCGAAATATTGTATGGAGTCTATCATTATCACGTCCGGGCTACGTTGCTTTGACAAGTATTCGTCCAATTCTTTGATGGTAGCTTCGTCCGAGTAGATTATATTGTTTGTCTTACTGCTGATACCTACATCAAGCACGGAGTTCACGAAGTCGTCACACGCGCCCATTTCCAATGTTAGATAAAGAACACGAAGCCCCATTTCATCAAATTTGCGAGCCAGTTGCAGAGCGAAAGAACTTTTACCTTGTCCCGACTTTCCGTAAATGATCCAGCAACCGGACTTTTCAGGACGACCGAATGCCAAATACCATTCACCGTCAAAATCAATATATTCATGTCGGATGTCTTCTAGGTTCTTCTGACTCCAAACTTTCATGCCAGTTCTCCACGCTCGATTTGTTGTTTGATTATACGGTCTTCGATCATGCCGGACAGTTCACGCAAATCATCGGTAAACCAAACATATTTTCCCGGCACAGGTTCTTTTTTCTCTTTATTCAACTTTCCCCAAATGGTTTCCTGTTCCTCTGTATCATTGATCCCGTTTGCCGCGCAAATGGCTTTGACATCTTTCTTTGTAGCTCCTAGCAACGTGATATAGTTGCGGCAAAACCTGCCGTCTATTTCGTCGTATCCTTCTACACGACCGACATAACGCTTTATATTGCGCTCAAGAGTCTCCGTTCCGGCTACGATAGCACCCATACGGTGTAAAGTGTCATCATATAGAGGTATAAGCGTACAGAGGGCACTGTGCGCCAGTTTTCCGGCATCATCAAGTATTAACAAAGGGGATTTTCCAGCCATACGGTTAACGTGTGAAACAACCAAGTCCATAAGTTCATCGTTATCCATATAGCGCGTTACTGTTTCCCCCATGCATGTGGCTAATTTGGTCAGGAATTTACGTGCTGTCCATTTCCGGCATTTCAGATATATAACTGAATTATCAGCACTCATGTTATAAAGGTCTATGAGGGATTGAGTTTTTCCACTGCCGGAGCGTGAAGATATACACATCCATTTGTGATTCTTCTTTGCAGCAACGAACGCGGTGCGTACCTGCTGGTAACTGGTGACGCTTTCCACTACATTCCAGGCGTTTTCGTAGTAATTTAGACCGGAAGCAATCTTTTCAGCGATGGAGTCTTCATTCGCTCCATACTTGCCGCTTCTGAATTGGGACATGGCGGTATCCGATATTCCACATTTACGCGCCAACTCCGTTGCAGATGATCCGCGATTGATTAACTTCTCTATGTACGTTTTTAATGCTTGATTATCCATGTTGTATATCTTTTAAATTGTTTTTAAATCATCTTGAAAAATTCATGTCCAGCGGGTTGTAATCGTAATCTTCATCATCCGTTCCGGTGGAAGCCATTGCTACACTTTGCCGGGTGATATGTTGGGTCACTTCCATGAAATCCGCGTCCGTGGCGTCATCCCTCATTTTTGACCGGACATCCTTGTGCTGTCCCAAGCTGTCAGTTATCAGGTAGCGGTCAAGAACCGTTCCTGCAGCTATTTCGGGGATACGTTGGCAAATGGTGGTGATTCTCCTGTCTACCTCTTTCACTTTCTCCTTCACCGTTTCCACCATTTTAGTGTTGAAACTGTCGACACGTGCCCGGTATTCAAAATGTTCCGGTTTCTGATCAGCCAAAGCCATCGGAACTTTGATATCACGTTGCAGTACGTATTGCAATGTCCCAATTTCCTTGTCTACACGACCGGACTTCAGGCGTTTTGCGTTCGATACAAGCACCTGACTCATATCGTCCGGGTCAAAGCGTACTATCCAGTCTTCGTTGTAATGGTCGCGGAGGGAAAGGTCGAAGCTGTCGAAGCAGATTCGTTCACCCATGAACTCGATAAACAGCCCCGAACCCGTGATCTTATTCGTGCGTCCGGTGGTTTCCCCCATGAGCATCAGATATTCCTCAATCCCGAAAGGCATTTTACGGGCTTCTTCGGTGCGTTCCCATGCAGTGCGGTAAGCATCTATCTTCTTTGCCCGTTCCTGCGCTATAATAGCTTCTAATTGTGCAATAACGGTGGCTTCATCCGGGATGAACTTGTGATTTTGGTTTAATACTTCCAAATTAGGCTGGTTATCCTTGTCGGCAGTGATACCGAAGCCCGACCAGTTCGCCTGTTTTTGGCAGTATTCCACATTCAGGCGTTTGAAATAGGGTTCTACTATTTTGGACTTTGCATTTCCCAAAGCGGCTGGTGTATAATACTTGGTCATGGCTTCATAGAAGGGAACCATCACCTTCTTTTGATAATTGTCGCTTTGTAGCTGTAAAGGCTTATAGCGTTCCCCAAACAGCTCTTTGGTATGTTGTATTGCGTTTCGTAATGCTTCACGGATAAGCGCGGGTGACTCATGATCACCAATGGCGTATCCGACCGGATATTTTTCACAGGCATCAAGTACGACTACCATTGTTTTCCGGTTGGTATAAGTGGTGTACATATATCTCTTTTCCTCACCGTTTTTCTTTACCGTTTTGGGAGTCTTTTTCTGATAGAACAGTTCCGCATCCCATCCGTCCAGCGTCCAGTAAGTAAGTGCTTGTGTCGGGGCTTCGCGGTGTATCTGTTTCATGCGTGTGTTTTTCAGGGCTTTGTCACCCTTGTTTCCCGCCATTGTTGTGAGAGCAAATTTTTGTCTCCAGTTCTCAACAGTGGTAGGGCTGTCAATCGGTTTCCAATCCATCAGGGAAGCCACTTTGTTGTATTCCTCCATGATTTGAACATTATTCAGATTGTTATGCATACTGATTAACTTATGCATCACCGCCTTCGCATCCTCGTTCATTACGACTGCCGCGTATTTGTTGCCATACGATTTATGAATAACACTGCGATAGCCTTCTTCTTCGCTGATCCGTCGTGCCGCTTCATATTGTTCGCATTTACGTTTCAAAGCCTTCCAGTTTTTCGGCAGGTTATGAGGAAAAATATCACGTCCGTTCGGGTCTTTCAGTGTCAGCAGGTCATTGCTTAATTTGCAGAGCCTTTCCCAAACGTTAATCCGTGTACTTCCGCCACCTATCGAGTTGGCTTTACGACCATCACGAAGGGACAGGAGCGCGTTCATGATGCGCACATTAAGGGTATATTCGTCAATCTTCGCGGGTGGTAGCTTCTTGTCACCGTCATAACGGTATTTTACACTGAAAAACTCGTAGGCGGCATTGCTGTAGACAATTGCATCTTCCAATATGGATTTCTGTGTTTTAGCAGCAATTTCCGCACGAGGATCACCCTTACGTACAATGTACTCCTTTTTAACGTCCTTTCTCATGGTTTCAAAATCTACTAGGGCAGGACATCCGGGAATACCACGACGGAGTACGATAAGTTGCCCGTTCCTCGCCATTTTGTAGTAGGTGTTTTCGTTTATGAATCCGTCCTCGCTTCCCACCTTTGTTTTAGGGTTGAAAAGAATTAATTCATTTGCAAACACGCAAATCCGATTATTAAATATCTCAGCCATTATATTAACATTATTATTTGTGCAAGTCCCGGCACTGCCCCGGAATTGTAGCTGCTTCCAAATCTTTCTGCCACTACCCATTGAAAACATGGCAAATTCAAATTAATAGTTGTTATCCTGAAGGAAGTTCTATTCTTGCGTTCCGTTATTGGTTATTCGATCTTAGTTCTCGTTCTATGACAATGATTACAGAAAGGATTGTTATCACAATAGCCGCCCACATATTTGATGGTTCAACCTCTATCTGGTCAACTAATGCGATAGCAGTGACTATACCGACTCCTACCATCACATTTTGAATAAATCTAATAGTTTTCATATCGCAGATAAATTATTGATTAATAATGTTTGTGACATTTCCGTGAGAGTCTAAAACCTTCACTTTGGATGGTTCATTGCCTTCGGTATATTTAATACCGCCATTTTCTTGTGCCATTTTGCGAATTGCTTCTGCATTCTTTCCATTCCTTTTGAAACGGAGTATTTGACTAAGATTTGCGAGAGATATGCCAAATGTTTCTGCAATCATCTTTCGTTTTTCGGTGTCTCTTAATTCAATTATTTGTTTCATACCTTTTTATTTTTGAGTTATTATTCATACATTTGAGCGCTGTTAATCTGTAACACGCTGCAATATTACAAACTTATTTGAAATTACACAAATAAGAACAGCTTTAATTTTCAAACATGTATGTAATTTAACGTTTATGAATAACGATATCGTATCTCGTATTAAAGAATTTATGGATTATAAATCTATGAATAGCTTAACATTAGCTAACAAATTAGGTTATAAAAGTTCTGAAAAGCTGTCTAGGCTTTTTAGAGTGGGGAATGCTAAACCTTCTTATGATATCATATATGATATTTCAAACATGTTTGAAATTAATACAGATTGGCTTATAACTGGGCGTGGTTCTATGTTTTGTTCCGAACCTGATGTAAATGCAATGCCAACTATCAACCAAGAATATAAAGGAGCACCATATTATAATGTGGATTTTATAGGAGGGTTTGATTTAACACCTAATGATCAAACACAATGCCCAGATTATTATATTAATTATTACCCATACAATAAAAGTGGAGTGGTATGGTGCAATGTGACTGGACACTCTATGGAACCCAAAATAAATCATGGAGATGTAATAGCTTTGAAGGATTGTACATTGAATGACGTGCAATATGGTGAAATTTATGCTGTTGTATTAGACACTATTCGTACCGTTAAGATACTTCGCAAATCACAAGACCCAAACAAGTTGCGTTTTGTCCCTATTAATACCAAAGATTACGATGAACAAGAGTTTGATAAAAGTCGCGTTATTAAATTATACGAGGTATTGGGAAGTATAAGCAAGTTCTTTTAGGGATATTTTTTCTTGCATTTACAATGTGTAAATACCTGATAACAAGCAGTATAACAGTATCGAAAGGACAAAAAATTAGATAAGTTATTTATGTATTAGAGGTGCAAACTCAATACTGTTTTATATATTATAGGTCAAAACTCAATGCAAAAAACACTCGAAAAAGTACGGGTGTTATACGGGTGTTATGCACATTTTGTTTCTTAAACAGCACGGGTGCTGTATGGGTGTTAGTACAGAATTACCCGTTTTTAACAATAAGTTAACAATTTCACAAAGTCCGTATTTGATACGAAAAATGTCAAGAAAGCATCTTATTTTCTTTGTTTATTTCGTATATTTGCAATTAGAAAAACTTCTATATA